AACGTAGATCAAACTGCAAGTAGATCAATTTTGGCAGATATTATTCTTACTTCTGCTAGTTTTAACGTAAACCCAGATGACGGACAGCTTGTAGAGATAGCCTTCAGACCTAGTGCTGCTCCTACATTCGATCTATCAAAATCTGCTTAAATTAGCATAAGTTAACGAACCTCAGTTTATCTGGGGTTTTTTCATGTTTTGCATTAGAATATCAATATATTGATTTTATTTTATGGCAAGCAATCTATCAGCATTGGATCGTTTAAGAAAAGCTGCAAATCTTGAACCAATAAAAAAAGAAGTTACATTATCTGATGGTTCTATTTTTGAAATGTATGTAAGTCCATTAACTATGGCAGAACGTGACAGAGCACAAAGATTATCTAAGGATGATAATAACAATTTTGCTTTACAATTATTAATGACGAAAGCATTAGATGAAACTGGTAGAAAACTTTTTAATGCAGGAGAAATTGATGTATTGAAAAATGAAGTTAAAGATAGTGATTTACAAAAATTAATGCTTGCAGTTATTACAGAAGAAGAGGAAATGATCGACCCAAAAGATTAACTGCTGAGTTGAAGAGAGATAATTTAATGATGCTTCAATTTGGTGTAGCAAAAGAATTGGGAAAAACTTTAAAGGAAGTAAGAGAAATGACTTTAGATGAATTAATAGGTTGGAGTTCATATTTTCAAGTAATAAATGAAGAACAAGAAAAAGAATTTGAAAAAGCAAAACGAAGGAGATAAGCTAGAATAAAGTAACCTTTTATTGTTTAGTCGTGGCAACTAGAGCAGATATAGAGATTAATGTAAAAGGTCTTAAGAAAGTACAAGAATTATCAAAACTTTTAGACAAGGTTAGTGGGAAAGTAAATCAATTAAATAAAAGTGGAGGTGCTGCTGCTGCAACTAAAGGTAATAAATTAGAAAAAGAATCTTTAAGTATTCAAGAAAAGAAAAGAGCATCAATGGTTCGAGTACGAAGTATTGGAGATCAAATACAAAAAGCAAAGGAAGCAGGATTAAAAACAGATAAAGCAATCAGAGCGTTAAATAGAGCAGCGTTAGCTAATTCTCAAGGTAAATTCAAATTAGCAAAAGCATCAGGAGATGCAGCTTTACTAGAATTAAAAGTATTAAAAGAACAAAGTAAAGAGTTAACGCAACAAAAAATTTTAAGGGCTTCTCGAGGTGGTGGTTTTGGAGGAAGAGGAGGAAGGCGAGATGAAAGAAGCAATAGGGCAGCACTAACAAGCGGAGCAATTTCTGGTGCGTTTCCGTTGTTATTTGGACAAGGCCCACTTGGAGGTTTAGCTGGTTTTGCTGGTGGTTTTGCAGGAACTAAAATTGCAGGGCAGATGGGAGGTTTTGCAGGAGGTCTTGTTGCTACTGCTGCTCTTCAAACAGTAACTAATATAGTAAATGGTATAACTGATTTAGGTAAGGCTTTAAATACTCTCGATGGTTCTTTTAATCTTTTAAAAGAAAAATCTTTATTTAGTAGTAAAGAAGCAGCAGCTAGAGCACAAGTTTTACAGACTTTAGGAGAAAGAGAAAAACTAGCAACATTAGTATCAAAAGAATTAACTCAAGTTTTAGGAGAAGATGGAGCAGAGAAATTAAGAGAAGCAGGAAAGGCTTCTGAAGAATTAAATAAAGAAATTACAAAAATAAGTCTTAACCTTCAAGTAGCATTAGCTGGCCCACTTGCAAATATTCTTAAATTTATCAATAAACTGATAGATCAAGGAAACAAAGTATCTCTTGGAGAAGGAAAGGGAACTGTAAATCTTGGGCCAAAAGAAGATCAATTTATAAAAGATTTTAGAGGTGTTTTAGAGACATTTAACCAAGATCAGCTTGACAGAATTTTAAGAGCACCTATCGGAACAAATGTTGAAGGATTAAATGTAACTGAGGGAAGCAAACAAGCTATAAGAAAATTTAGTTTAGTAAAACAAGTAAATCCTGATTCACCTTTAGTTGGAGGATCAGGAACAAAAACAGAAGCAGGAACGGCTAAAAACTTATTAGACATTGATGCTGCGAGAGTTGCTACTGCTCAGAAAAAAATCAATAAAATGAAGCAGCAAATAACATTTCAACAACAAATTAAAGTCTTAGGAATAGAAGAGGCTACTAGGCAAAAGGAAATTGAAGCTATTACAAAAAACTTAACTGGGGAAGAACGAAAACTTTTAGAACTAGGAGATTTAACTGTAGAACAATTATTTGATAAAAGCAAAGCAGCAAAAGAATTTGAACAAAATGCTAAAAGAATAAATTCTGCATTTGAACAATTAAATATAACTATTGGAAATGACATCAAAAATGGTATAGCTGGTTTGATAAAAGGAACATCAACCCTTGGAGATTTACTTAATAATGTTGCTGATAGATTCTTAGATGTGGCACTTAATCAAGCATTATTTGGTTCAATATTAGGTTCTGGAGGCAAGAAAGGAGGAGGACTATTAGGTGCTATTGGCTTATTTGCTAACGGAGGTAGACCACCAGTAGGTAGACCTTCAATCGTAGGAGAAAGAGGGCCAGAATTATTCGTACCAAGATCTTCTGGAACGATTGTGCCAAACAATAAACTTGGAGGTGGCAATAATACAAGTGTTGTTGTTAATGTAGACGCATCAGGTTCAGATGTTCAAGGTGATGATCCTGGAGCGAAAGAACTTGGTGGACTTATATCTGTTGCAGTTCAAAGTGAACTTGTTAGACAGCAAAGACCTGGAGGACTCCTTTCTAGTATTCGCTAATGGCTACTTTTCCTAGTTACAACCCATCATATTCTGCTACAAAACGTAGTCAGCCAAAATTAAGAATTACTCAGTTTGGTGACGGCTATCAGCAACGTACTTCATTTGGATTAAATCAAGATCCAAAAAATTGGAATCTTACTTTTAATGTAGATGATGAAGATGCAGATGAAATTGAAACATTTTTAGAAGCAAGAGGAAAAGATGGTGCATCATTTACTTGGTCTCCACCTGACGAGACTGCAAGCTATCAGTGGATATGTAGAAGTTTTAACAGAGAATTGTTTGATTTTCAAAGGAACAGAATCACAGCAACATTTGAACAAGTATTTGAACCCTAATGCCAATACCAGTTTCAGACTTACAAGCAATAAATCCTGGAGCAATTATTGAATTGTTTACATTGACATTAGATTCAACACTACATGGTTCATCTACTGTTTATCGTTTTCATAATGGTTCAAACATGAAAACAAATGAAGACATCGTATGGGCTGGTAATACTTACGAAAAGTTTCCTATTCAATGCGAAGGATTCGATTTTGGCTCTACAGGTACTTTACCTAGACCTACAATTTCTGTAAGTAATATTTTTGGAACGATTACAGCACTTTTAAAAGTTACTAACCAAACAACTATTGGCAATGATTTGAATGGGACAAAATTGGTAAGAATTAGAACATTAGCTAAATTTTTAGATGCTGTTAATTTTGAAGGAAATACTAATCCTTATGGAACACCTGACCCAAATGCAGAATTTCCTCAAGAAATTTACTTTTTAGATAGAAAAATAACTGAAAATAGAGATGTTGTTATATGGGAAGCTATCTCAGCACTTGATTTAGTAAATGTAAAATTACCAAAAAGAATAGCAACCAGAGAAATATTTCCAGGAATAGGCACGTTTGTAGGATGACTTGGAAAGATATTGCACTGAAACACGCAAAAAAAGATGCACCACATGAAGCTTGTGGTTTGTTAGCTGTTTGTAAAGGTAAAGAAAAATATTTTCCCTGTAAAAATCTTGCTGAAGATTTAGAAGATCAATTTATTATTGATCCTGACGATTGGGTAAAAGCTGAAGATGCTGGTGAAATAATTGGTGTTTTTCATAGCCATCCAAATCACCCTCCTATTGCTAGTCAAGCTGATCTTGTAAGTTGTGAATATTTAGACTTACCTTTTTATATTGTTACTCCAGAATCAGAACAATGGAACTATTTTGAGCCTTCTGGTTATAAAAAAGGATTAATAGGCAGAGAATGGGTATGGGATGTGCAAGATTGTTGGAGTTTAATTACTGATTGGTATAAAGAAAAGAAAAATATACAAATTAAATATTGGAAACGGCCAAAAAGTCCAGAAGATTTTGAAAAAAATCCTTTATTTGAATATGGTTTACCTAAAGTAGGTTTTCATGAAATAGATGATAGTGTTGAATTAGAAGTTGGAGATGTTTTGCTTATGAAATCATATAAAAACACACTAAGTCATGTAGCTTTATACATAGGAGATCAAACTATTCTTCATCACTGTCAAAAAAGACTTAGCTGTAGAGAAACTTATGATCAAAAGTATATAGAATGTACAAAGAAGAGGTATCGCTATGCTCAATAAAGTAAAAGTTTATGGAAGACTAGCTCGCTTCTTAGGGGAGAGAACATTTGAAGCTGAAGTGAAGACACCTATTGACGCATTTAAATTTTTACTGGCAAACTTTCCTCATTTAGAACGACATATGATAGAACAAACCTATCAAGTAAAAGTAGGAAAAGCTGATATTAGTGAAGAGAATTTACTTGATCCATTAGGTCAGCAAGAAATAAAAATTATTCCAGTAGTAGTAGGTGCAAAAAATCCTTTTAAAGGACTTGGTAAAGTTTTAACAGGAATAGCGATTGTAGGAGCCGTAGCATTTACTGGTGGTTTTGGTGCTTTTGGTGCAACAGGTGTTACAGGTGCTGGTTTTACTGGGTTAGGTTTTAGTGCAGGAGTAGGTGGGGGATTAACTGCTAGCTTGGCAGCAGCAGCAGGAAACATTGGTATCTTTCTGGCATTATCAGGAGCAGCAGAGATGCTTACCCCTGTTCCCAAACCTCCTGGAGTATCAGACGATCCACAAGCATCACAAAACTTTTCATTTAGTGGAGTGCAGAATACTTCAAGAGCAGGAACAGCAATTCCTATAATTTATGGAGAAATTTTTGCTGGTTCTCTGGTAGTATCGGCAGGAATTGATACAGTACAGATAAAGGGTACAGCATAAATGGGAATTGTTAATGTCTCTGAAGATGATGTAGTAGTAGATTCTACGCTGCCCTCCAATGCTTTATCCAGTAAACAGTTTGCAACTATTGTTGATGTTCTCAGTGAAGGTGAAATTGAAGGCTTTCCATCAGCAGCAGGATTCACAAAAGGTACAGCTAACTACAATACAGCAGCATTAAAAGATGTTTATTTAGGAAAGACCCCAGTATTAAGAGCTAATGCTGACGTAACTGATCTTGGATCAACAGATTTTAACTTTCAAAATGTAGAATTTGAACCCCGATTTGGAACTAGCAATCAACCTTTTATTTCTGGCATTGTAAATATCGAGACAGAAACAAATGTAAATGTAAAAGTAGAAAAAGGAACTCCAGTATCAAGACAGATAACTAACTCAAATGTAAATGCTGTAAGAGTTACTATTAAATTCAATTCTTTACAGAAATTTGAAACAAATGGAGATGTAAATGGTACAGAAGTAAATTTAAAAATAAAAATTCTGCAAGGCGATGGATCGTTGAGCACTCCTATAGATGACATCGTAAAAGGAAGAAGTTCATCAGTATATGCCAGAGATTATAGAATTAATTTACTTGATGCTAATACTGGAACTCCTAGTAGTTTTCCTATAACAATAACTGTCGAAAGAGTAACGGATGATAGTGAAGATCCTACTAAATTAAGGAATGAATTTATTTTTGCATCGTTTACTGAAATTATTGATGAACAAAGACCTTATCCTGATATAGCTCATGCAGCATTAAGGTTTGACTCTGAACAATTTTCATCTGTACCAAGGCGAATGTATAAAGTTCGTGGGGTAAAGATAAAAATACCTCACAATGGCACTGTAGATGCAACAACAGGAAGAATAACTTACTCAGGTACTTTCAATGGAACGCTTACTACAACTAAAGTTTGGTGCTCAGATCCAGCTTGGATTTTATTTGATCTTTTAACAAATACTAGATACGGCTTGGGGGATCAAATAACAGAGGCTCAATTAGATAAGTTTGCTTTTTATAGTGCTTCTGTTTATTGTTCTGAATTAGTAGATGATGGATCAGGAGGACAAGAACCTAGATTTAGTTGTAATACTATTCTGCAATCAAGACAAGATGCTTATGAAGTTATAAATGCTTTGACTTCAGTAATGAGAGCTATAACTTTTTGGAACGCAGGATCACTTACGCTTACTCAAGATAGACCTACAGATCCTAGTTATTTATTTAATTTATCTAACGTAACAGAACAAGGTTTTACTTACTCAGGAACAAGTTTAAAAACAAGATCCACAATGATTTCTGTGTCATATTTTGATATGGAAAATCAGGAGTTGGATTTTGAAACTGTAGAAGATACAGCAGCTAAAACAAAATATGGAGCTTTGCATAAAAAAGTAACTGGTTTTGCTTGTACTTCAAGAGGTCAGGCAGCAAGATTAGGAAGATTTATGCTATTTGAAGAGCAAAATTCTACTGAAACAATCAGTTTTACAACTGGTTTAGCCGAAGGAGTTATTGTGAGGCCAGGGCAAGTCATAGAAGTAAGCGATCCAGTAAGAGCAGGGGTAAGGCGGGGAGGAAGAATTAAATCAGCAACAACCACAACGGTAACTGTAGATGATACAGCAGATACAGATTTAGATGCTACTAACGGCCCTACACTTAGCGTTATTTTGTCTGATGGTTCAGTTGAAAGCAGAAATGTAAGTAGTATCAGTGGTGCGGTAATAACTGTTTCATCTGCTTTTTCATCTGCTCCAAATGCAAATAGTATTTGGGTTTTACAGAATACAACTATACAAACTACGACATGGAGAGTCGTTAGTGTAACTGAATCTGAAGATAACTATGCAGTTGTTGGTACTGCATATAATTCGGGAAAATTTGCATTTATTGAAGATGGATCTCCTTTACCTGTAAGAAACGTATCTATTCTTGATCAATTAAAAGATGCTCCTGCAAACTTAAGTGCTTCACAACAGTTTTATGTAGAAGATCAGAAAGCAAAAGTAAAAATTATTCTTGATTTTGAAGCAGTTCAAGGTGTTAATCAATACAATGTTCAATATCGCAAAGATAATGGAAACTTTACAACAGTTACTATTAATCGAACTGATTTTGAAATATTTGATGCAAGTCAAGGTTTATATGAGTTTAGAGTATTCAGTTTAAATGCGTTAGGAGAAGCATCAGCAGAACCAACTACATTATCGTTTAATGCTATTGGAAAAACTGCAAAACCAGAAGATCCTTCAGGTTTAACATCTGAACCAATTTCTGACAGATTTATCAAATTACGTTTTAATCCATCTACTTCCATAGATGTTACTCATGGAGGAAACGTAGTAGTGAGACATACTACCGATACATCGGCAAGTGCTACTTTTCAAAATTCTGTTGAAATAATTCCAAGATTACCAGGAAACGTAAGTGAAACGCTCGTTCCAGCACTTTCGGGAACTTACAGTATTAAATTCCTTGATGATACTGGCAATCTTTCTGTTAATGCAGCAAAAATTATTGTAACTAAGCCTGATCCACAACCAAATCAGATAGTTACAACTAAAAGAGAAGATCAGACAAACCCACCTTTTAATGGAACAAGAGTAAGGACAGTATTCAGTGATGAATTTAATGGTTTAGTTTTAGATGGAACACAATTTTTTGATAATGTTCCAGATGTAGGAGCAAATGCTAATTCTGGAATTGCTAATTTTGATTTTTTATCAGGAGGTATTGTCTCTTCTGGTTTTTACACATTTGTTGATGATTTAGATTTAGAAGCAGTCTTTAACTTATCTCTTGAAAGACATTTTAAAACAGCAGCTATTGTAGTTTCTGATTTATGGGATTCGAGAGTAACACTTGTAAATGCCATGCCAGATTGGGATGGTACTATAGCAGAAAATGTTGGAGCGAAATTACAGGTGGCTACTTGTCAGGGTGTACCTACCTCATCGTTAGCATCATCTTATAGTCAAGTGCAAGATTTAATTACAGTAACTAGAACTTCACATGGAGCATCTGTAAATGATCAAATTTTAACTGATTTCACAAGTGGAAATGCAACAGATGGTTTTTTAAAAGTTGCATCTATTACTAATGCAAATGTTCTTGTTGCAGAAGCGGTTCGTGTATTGGCAGAGTATGAAGTCGTAAATGCCTCTACTGGTGAAATACGCTTTTTTACACAGGGAAATCATGGAGGTTTAGTTGTAGGTGACACAGTAAATTTAAGAGTTTTAACAGGTGAATTAGTCTCTGGTGATTATGTTGTAGGTGCTCTTCTGCCGTTAAATACTGTAAAGATAACAACTTCATCAAATAATTTATTAACATCTGGAACGATTGAATTTATAAAAGTAAAAGATAATTCTGGAAATAATGTTACGACTAGCGGAACCTGTAATATATCGAGTGCTTTTAGTCCTTTTAACACATTTGCTAACGGAGAATATACTGCTAGAGGATTTAGATTTAGAGCCGACATATTTTCGGATGATCCTGATGAGAATATAGAAATTGATGAATTAGGTTATACAGCAAGTATGAAAAGAAGAACTGAAACTGTTAATACTGCGATACTAAGTCAATGTGCAACAAATAATTCTGCAAAAACAGTAAGTTTTATAAACTCTTTTTATACAGGAACTTCTGAATTAAATTCATCAAATTCTGCATTTTTACCCACAATAGGAATAACTCTTGAAGGTGCTGTGTCTGGTGATTATTTTAAAATTACATCTGTAACAGGAACTCAATTTGTTATAGAAACGAGAGATGTAAATAATAATTTTAAAAATTTAAGTTTTAAATATACTGCTGTAGGATTTGGTAAAGGTGTTTAAATTTTGTTAATAAGCTATCCTATAATTATATAAAAAGCTAATGCAATGACTAACCAGAATGATTTTGTAATAGATAATGGTACAGGTTTTGCCGTGAGGCAAGACATACAAGATGCTTTGCAAGCTTTAGCTGGAAATAATAGTGGTGACTCAGAACCTTCAGTCAAATATGCTTATCAATGGTGGGCTGATACTAATGCCAATATTTTAAAGATAAGAAATGGTGCTAATAATAACTGGATAGAATTATTTCAACTTGATGGTACGTTAATATTAGAAGATGGTTCAAATTCGGCTCCTGCAATAGCGTTTCGAGATGATTTGGACACTGGAATTTTTTCTGGTGGTGCTAATGAATTTAATATTGCAACTGGGGGTCTTGAAAGATTTGTAATAGATTCGTCTGGAAGAGTTGGGATCGGAACTCTATCACCCGCACAAAGGCTTCATGTTCAATCGGCAGCAGATTGTATTATCAGAGTTACATCTGCTGATGGAAATGCTGCTTTTCTAGATTTAGGAGATGTTTCAGATCCAGATGGAGGAAGAATACATTATGACAGTGCATCGAATTTAGTATTTAATAGTGCTTCGTTAGAACGTATGCGTATAAAAAGCGATGGAAAAGTTGGAATCGGGACAACAAATCCTGTTGAACAATTAGTTGTAATGGGTTCGGGTGATCCAACAATAAGGATTCAAGAAACTGCTTCGGGGACAGGAAAAAGATTAGATCTAGGAATTACAGATAGTGGTGCTGTTGGATTTATAGGTGCAAATCAATCTGCTTCAAAACTTGCTTTCCAAACTGTTGGAGAAGAACGTATGCGTATAGATAATAATGGAAAAGTTGGTATTGGAGATACTACTCCAGCGTCAATATTAGAAGTTAGAAAAAGTGATAATAGAGCTTGGGATTATAATACTGTTCATTCAGCAGTAGCTAATTACACAGCAGAAGATCATGAATTAATGATTTATAACCCTGATACTACTGTTGGTTCATATTCTGGTCTATTTTTAGCTGTAGCTAGCACTGGACTTAATACAGCTAGAATAGCTGCTATCAAAAGAGATTTAGGTGCAACTGATCTAGGTTTTGCAGTAAGACAAGGTAGTACTGGGTATCTTTTTAAAGAAAGACTTCGTATTCTATCTAGTGGAGGTATAACTTTCAACGGAGATACATCAACAAATAACGCATTAGATGACTATGAAAAGGGTGGTTTTACGCCAAGTATTACATATGAAACTTCAGACGATGGTAATAAAGCTTATAGTACTCAAGCTGGAAGTTATACAAAAATAGGGCGTGCTGTTCATTGCAATATTGTAATTGTACTTTCTAATAGAGGTACAGGATCAGGTAGAATAAGACTTAATAATCTTCCGCATGATGTTGGTGATACTCTGTCTGGTACAATTTTAGAGGCATCTGGAACAGTAGGATACTTTGATGGTCTTATATCAAGTGTAAGTGATATTAAACCCGTAGCTACACAAGGAACTAATCAACTTGTATTTTATGGAGTATTAGGAACACATGCAGCAACTACAGGTAATTTTACATATTCTCATATTGGTAATTCTTTTAGTATTAGATTCTCAATTACATATTTTACCTAATTGTTAAGACCGAAGCTAAGTCTATAAACTAAGCCTAAACCTGTTTTAATCGGAGATTAATCCTAATGGCACTTACAGAATCAGCCGAATACGACAAAATAGAAATTGTCGGAGCATACAAAGCGGTACAAGTCCGTAAAGCATCAGTTATTAAAAAAGATGGAGAAGAACTTGCTAGGACTTTTGAAAGATATGTACTATATCCTGGCACGTTAGACGGCTCAGATAATTTAGTTGATAATCCATTAGACAAAGAACCTGATGACGTTACAGCAATTCCTGATGACGTAAAAAATATCTGCAATGCTGCATGGACTACAGATGTAAAAGCCCTGTGGAAGGCTAAACTAATCGCAGACAAAACAGCATCGTAAGTTGCACGATTAGAAGCTACTTAGTAAAATTGAATAAATTAAGTTAATTTATGGCTACACCACAAGAAATTTATGACGAAACAAAAACTCGTCTTGATTTAAATATTGCAAAAGCACAAATGCTTCAAAAAGAAATACAAGAAAAACAAGCAGAAGCACAAAAATTAATGCAACCAATTATGGAAGATCAAGGTGCATTAAAACAACTAGAAAAACTAAGTGACGTTGTACAAGCTGTAGAATCTAAGTAAAATAAAACTAAACACTTATTATCATGGCTGTTACTTGGGATATTGTTTCTTTAGATGCAACAAAAACTGTTGGAAGTTTATCTGATGTTGTAACTGTTGTTCATTGGACAGCTAGTGATGCAGATGGAGATCATATTGGTTCTACTTATGGCTCTGTTGGACTTGCTACTGCTAATTCTAAATCGTTTACTGCTTATGCGGACATTACAAAAGATAATGCTATTGCGTGGGCGAAAGCTGCATTGGGGTCTGATAGGGTTACAGAAATTGAAACAAGCATTGCTGCACAGATAACAGAGTCTAAAACACCTACTGTGATAATGCACAGATTCCGCAGAAAGTTATAATAGTTACAGGTACTAATGCTTTTAAGAAGGCTTCTCTAATCATGTTTCAAAAAATAGCTAATGTTTTGAGTATCATTTCTTTTATTATGGTAGCTTCAATGAGTGGTGGAACGTACTTTGCATACAAATATGTAACATCAGAACAATTCAAATCAAGAGTTATGAACGAAATCATGGGAAATGTACAAACATTGATGCCAAAGGTGTTGGATAATACAATGCCTGATATGTCTGGCCCTGCTTTGCCTATTCTGAAGAAATGAACTGCTGGCATTGTAAAACTGAACTGATCTGGGGTGCTGATGCTGATATAGAAGAGGATTTTCAGCCTGTACTATATCAAGAATATTCAATGGTTACGAATCTTAGCTGTCCCAAGTGCGATTCATATGTAGAAGTCTATAAAAGGAGAGATGCTTACGACTGATGATCTTTGGTTTTATAAAAAAGCTAATAAAATACTACGTTGATAAAGTAATTACTTGGTTACGGATGCAAAGATTTAATTTAGAGCTAGATAATGACATAAAAAAGTATCACGAAGAAATGGATAAAAAAGTCAAAAAACCAAAAATTATAGA